CATTTAGGATCATATCTGAAAATGGATATTATTAAGAATCTTGAGAATGAGGCTAGACAGGAATATACAAATGATGTAGTTAGTAATCCTGAATCTATACAGGGTAATGATGAAGGCTAAACCAGTAGAATACCAGGTACCAATTAAGGTACCTGGATCTTCTATTGTAAAATATATTTAAAAATAGGGGGTGCCATATCTATGACTCTACATAAAAGTCTGAAGCTGTGTAAGTAGTTCCACTACTATTAGCTTCTTTTACAGATGCATAAGAATTTCCAGCTCCGTACTTAGCAAGAGTCTTTCCAATAACCTCAGTTCCACTATAATCATAGTTGTTACTATTGATAATAATCTGGCGAGCCTTGGCATCAGAGCTAAGCAGATATGTAAGCATATCCTGAGCTGCTGCATCAATCTTCGGAGACTGAATTGGATAGCCACTGAATTTGACAGTTGTATCACGCTTTCCAATATCGCCCTTAGTAAAGTTATACATATCTGTATCTGCACTATTAAGCTGGCAAGCAATCAGCAAATATGCAGCCTCTACATACCTCATGGTATTATCAGTATTGATATATAAGAATGTAAATACCTCATTTTCAAATCCAGGATTCATCTTATTAGAATGGATTAATCCATGATAAGTTTTAACCTGTGTACGTGGATCCTTGATACCAGTAAGATATAACTTAGCAAACTTGGTAAGCGGAGAACCAGACTTTTCCTCATATACTAATGAGAACTCTGATGCACTCTGCATATTTACCTTGCTAATTACGTTGATGTTATTCATATCATCACCTAACTGGTAGGTATCTGCACTCAAATCCTGAAGGCCATCAAATGATTTAAACTCGTACTCAACAATGTGGGCCCAGTTTACCATTAATTTATAATAATCAGAATTATACTTTGCTAATTCCTGAATGAATTTAGGCATCTGACAGATAATGAAAGCTGCATATCCAGTTTCATAAGGATTGAACTGTACAAGAGAGCCAAAATCAGGAACACCACGCATAAGACGATAACTAGATATATCTTTAAAATCTTTAGTATTAGCAAACATGTTGATTATCTGCTTATTAGGATCTGTCTCTGCCCCAACATCCTTTTTAGTTGTAAAATTATTTTCACCTGCTAAAATCATAATTTATGCCCTCCTTTCCTTAATTAATAGCAACAATCTTAAAGTACTCCTCCTGGAAGAAGTCTTTAAACTGAACTGTTAATGTAGCATAAAAGATCTTGTTAGCTTCATACTTTTCATCAGCCATATATACAACATCAAGACTCTTGTAATATGATGAATACTCATTAATGATAGACTTAGCTGTATCAAGATACTCTTCAAGATCGTCACCATCAATAAATGTAAATCTTGATTTTGGCATCTCACTACGAAGTCTCTTAATGATTTCCTGTACTCCCATTACCTGACTAATATAGCTAAGCTGAGAATGCTCTGCATTATTAGTATACATGGTATCCATTGTTGGAACACCATCATAGTAATTAATGTAATTAATATTAGCATCAACCAACATCTGCTTCTGATTAATTCCAGGAGTATCATACGGAAGGAAGTTAATTGTATCATCAATGATCTCTGGGAAGGTCATCTTATTTGCATAACCAGCGAATGGTCTAATAACTCCAGATGCAATATGATCAACCATCTTAATAGCTAACAGGTACGGCATTGTAACAGTAATCTCCTTCTTTGTATATGGATCATATACATTAAAGAAGTTATGATACATAGCAATATATCTTGAATTAGGAATTCCTTCAGCATAATTGATCATGCTATCAACATCCTCAAATTCCATACCAAGATCAGAGAAGAACATAAAATCTCCTCTCCAATCAGCAACATTAAGAATCTGCTTCTTAACAGATAACGGATATGCACAGTCAAATGTAGCATCAACCTTAAATGCATCCATATCATAGATCATCGGATCATAGATGATAGAATCTGTATTTCCGCCCCATGCAGCAAGTAACATCTTCTCATACTCATCAGGATTATTTATAGGGCTAGTTCCCATTTCTCCATATGAGCCATTAACAAGTTTAATACCATTTGCATCAGAAAGATCAACAATAGCATCGGCAATATCTGACGGAATATTTTCACTCCAAAGATCACTACCATCATCTGTTGAATCTGAAATAGTAAAGATATTACCAATTTTATTTTTACCCTTAAGATCAGTACCAAATACGAAATCTAACAGTAACAGGTCAGATACAGACATGGCATCTCCATTAGTATCAGTAGCTGTTTCTGCAAGGGTATTAATAAAAGTACTAAGTCCATCCTCAAATAATCTTACCTGAACATGATCAGAATTAGCCTTAATCTTAGGATTCATAGCCTGAGCTACTCCATCCACAATAATATTCGGATTCATAGAGAATAAAATACTCTCTAACTCTGTAGTAGACTCGTATACCTCAAAAGAGTATCTAGCATAATTTGCAAAACTCCTGTTAGTTGAATACTCAGGATTAATTCTTACAAATAAATTACTTGCTCCTCTTCCCATAGGTGATACTGTAAAAAGAGGAACATCAACGCTGCCGTCATCGGCAACAGCATTATCTGCATCAAAGTCATTATATCCATCTGTATATGCAGTTTTAAAATTTTTTACATCCTCAGATGATGTTGTATAATAATATACGTATGTAGCACCATCAATTTTAATCAATCTAGCTCTAACAGTAATATTAGCCAAAGCAGCATCTTCTGATACAAGACGCTTACCGAAAACTACACCACCAGCTCTGAGAATTTCTGCAACTGTAAGTAATGACTGTCCATGCCTAGAAAAGCTAATGGCACCTTTAATGTCTGTGAATCCATCAAAGCCACTCATTACTTCCCATTTTTCAGTTCCTTTATCAGATGTATATGTCTGCATGATGACTGTAATAGGGCCTGACACTGTAGAAGTATCGATTTCCTGAATTTGAGACTGATCAACGATCTCTGCTTTAAATTTAGGATATCCCTTCATTTATTTTACCTCCTTTAAATAGTATTGTATTAATTTATTTATAAATAAATTAAAGCGGTAAGCTTTACTCATATGTTTATTAAAGCCATATGGTCGCTCATGCTATTTTAAGGTAAAATCAAATATTTCATCAATCTCAGATCGCACGTATGCTTCATTTTTAGCAGCCGATTTATTTAAAGAATCAAGCTCTTTATCAATCCAATCTATGCATTCTTGCATTGGATTTATAATACGATCATCCCAATCTTTCTTAGTAAAAGCTATTGTATCTAGGCGCGCTACATCTGCTGCTCCAGTACTACCAAGCATAGCTATACTAAAATAATACGCTCGCCTTTGGTTTAGATCTTTAATCTTATCATTTTTATATTCACTGTGAGAATATTTAGCTTGTTTTTCTTTTGCTTCTTTCATCTTCTTTTCATATATTTTTCTTTCATATTTAAGATACGCTACTTTAGAATCATACGGTTTTATTATACTATATCTTTCTTTTAATTGTTTGAGAGACATAGCTTGCTTATAGATATGACCATCATATGGACCCATAATATTACAACCTCCTATTATTCATATTCTTCAGGATCGTCGTGTTTTATATCTTCGACTGATTCCATCATCATTTTCTCAAGTGGCGATACAGTATTAGATTTAACTGTCATTGCTGCTGCTATAGCTTCATCAGCATTTTCTGATGTAATAGCAGTATAAGCTGAAGTGTATTTTGGTATTTGAAGAATAGATATTGCTTTATATCCACACATATCTTCCATTGAAGAGAATCTAAATGGATGAGATAAATCTTTTGGATCTCTACATAATTCAGACACCACTATTCCAATAATCTGTGGAGATATTTTATAATTGAATCCATTTAATTCTGCATTCTTTAACATGATCTCATGAAGTTTATCATATGGTATAGTTTCCGGTAAATTAGATCTCATAAGTAGATTAGTAAATTTCTCTACATTATCTACATCTTGTGGAATATTAATAGAGCATATCAATTCATCTCCCTTAGAAAAATGTAATAAACGGTATGCTGATGGTTCACTGGTCCCTTCAAGATGGAACTTAGATTCCTTAGTAACAACACTAGGTTTACATGTAATCATTGTAGGACAATTAAATAGTTTTAATGATAATTGTTTACCACTCTTATTATATAATCCATACATGAATACGCCCATTACATCTATACGCTCACCAATGGTAATAGCTACTTTAGTATCAAAATATTTTTCTGGCACATAGTATATAACTTCAACATCTTCTGCTACTACAACTTTATCACCTACAGTCTTATAAAACATATAATCATCTCCTCTCTTTATATTATTAGAAAGTTCAAAGCATAAAGTTCCCCCTAGGCATTATAACCTAGGGGTAATTAATAATAATAATTTATACAGTCGTATCTCCAGTAGTAATAGTGCCAAGGTAAATATCTCTATTATCTTTAAGCTCATCTACTTTAGTACTGATTAAGTCAATCTTTTCAGATACTTCATCACAATAATCACATCCCTCTCCATTTTCAAGCTCGGCAATGATATTATCCAATCTATCTAAGAGTGTATATTTCTTTGTATCATCATCTTCTGCTGGTGCGGTGTAATCATCATCATCATCTAATACTTCTATTCCACGTATAGAAGCAATATAGATTTTCCTCTTATCAGAAACTCCTTTGGAAGAGCAATCCATACCAATAAATGCTTGAGCTGCTGTGCTAGAGTAATCTCCAATATACTTAGTACAATCTTCAGGAATGCTAGTATCAAGGTATCTTAAATATCCATCTGCTACTCTACAACCCTGTTCAGATAAGTAAGTAATAGCATACCTCTTTCCAACTTCAAGAGTAAACATTTGATCATCTAATTCTGTAACTCCATATAAGTATACTCTTAAAGTTTTAACCATCATTGTTTCTATATTTACAATGCTAGGAACTTTACCTCTAATAATTGAACCATCCTCATCAACAGTATCAAATTTATAAGCTGTTCCATCATCAAATACTTTATGAGCTTCTAATCCTCTTACTCTAGGAAGTTTATGATGCTTTGTGGAATTATACTTTGGAACTTCTTCATCGAAAAAAGTGTTCCCATACATATAAGCTTTTCTTGGAATATATGGACCTTCCATGGTAACATTACCTCCTTACGATATATTCTTAATTTTATCTAATACTTTAGTAATGTTACCGAAAATAGTATCATGAGTTTCAGAGGCTACATCAATCTCAGAATCCCAATATTTATAATTATAAATATTAGAAACTACTTTATATACATAAGCGATATTACCAATATTATCAGGACCTTCAAGTGGTAAAGTTGCTGTAGTTTTAACAATGATAGATACAAATTTATTTATATCATCAATATCATAATCTGGTAATTCCATTTTAATAATTGCCGGTAATTCGCCAATATCTGGCACTCTAATTTCAGTAACATTTACTTTAGTGTTAAAGTAGAATGCGTCACTAATAATCCTCTTACCACCATGAAGTTTGTTTAGTTTTTTAGCACCGATATGATCTAAGTAGTCTAACTGACGCTGGAATGTAGATGCATCATCAAACGCTGCTTTAACAGCTTCCACTCTATCAGCCTTAACAGGATCTTCTGCTCTAATCTCATCAATTTTAGAGAAAACGTTTTCAATTGATTCATTGAAAATAAGATCATACTGTTTATTTATATCAGCCATAGTATTATTAA